CGGAGCGGCTACCCACAGCCAAGTGGCCCCGCAATATGAGGTAAACAAAATGGCAAAAAAAGTTCGAGGCCATCGCGCCAACAAGCCGAATGATTCCTTTGGAACAATCAACAGCGAAAATCTGTACAGAGGCAACTATCGGAAAGAAGTCTATGAAGACGACGAAGAAGATACCCCTCAAGATGTAGAGATAGAAGCTAAAGAAGAAGAAGATTCTTCTGAAAGTTTCGTTGAAGCAAAAGAAACGTCTCCAGATCACGATTACAAAAAACGGTATGACGATCTAAAACGACACTACGATGAAAAACTAAAAGAGTTTCAGGAACAAAAAAGAGAGTGGGAAAATAACGTGAGAGAAGTAAGTTCTTCTAACGTGCCCCTTCCAAAATCACCTGAAGAGCTTGAACGTTTTAAAAACGAGTATCCAGACGTTTATGGAGTTGTAGAAACCGTAGCAGCTATGCAAGCAGCTCAACAGACTTCGCAGATCAACGAAGAGCTTCAAGAACTTCGCAATCGTGAAAAAAAGCTACAAGCTCAATCGGCATACAACGAACTAAAAAACCTTCATCCTGACTTTGATGAACTCCGAAAGGATGAAAAGTTTTTATCGTGGCTCGAAGAACAACCGGAAAATATTTCCGACGGCATTACAAAAAATAATACCGATGTTAAATGGGCCGCTCGTGTAATTGATCTGTATAAAGTAGATGCAGGAATTACAACAAAAAAGAAGCAATCCAACTCAAAAGATGCAGCTACGTCTGTATCAACTTCTCGGGCAAAAGACATTACTTTTGATAAAAAATCCGGAAGAGTGTGGAAGGCTTCCGAAATCGGCAAGATGAAACCGTGGGAGTTCGAAAAGCTAGAAAAAGAGCTTGACGAGGCACGGGCAGAAGGCCGAATCGATTACAATAACTAACCTAACCTCAGAAAAGGAAGGATAAACCAATGGCTTTTGATAGCGCATCAGGTTACAATAACCTGCCTTCCGGTAACTTTACACCGGAAATCTTCAGCCAAAAGGTTCTCAAGTTCTTCCGTCGCGCTTCGGTTGCGGAAGACATCACCAATACCGACTACGCTGGCGAAATTGAGAACTATGGCGACACGGTTCGCATCATCAAAGAACCGACAATCACTGTATCCGCATACTCTCGCGGTGCTGTGGTTAACCCACAAGACCTTGCCGACGACCAAATCACAATGATTGTCGACCAAGCCAACGCTTTTGCGTTCAAGATTGACGACATCGAAGAGCGTCAGTCCCACGTTAACTTCGAAGCTCTTGCTACTTCTTCAGGTGCTTACTCCCTGAAGCGCAAGTACGACGCTAACGTCCTTGACGCTATGGCAACCAACGCTGGCCTGACTGGTGAATCCGGTGCTTCCGTTGCTCAGATTTCTGGCATCGGTACGCTCGGCACTGCTCTGGACATCGGCGGTGCATCTGTTCCCGGCGACACCGCTGTGAACACCATGCTTGCTATGGCTCAAGCCCTTGACGACCAGTCCGTTCCTGAAGAGAACCGCTGGTTCGTTGCTCCTCCGGCTTTCTACAAGCACCTGTTCTCGGCTGGTGCGAAGTTCGCTGAAGTTCAGGTAACTGGCGATGCGACTTCCCCGCTGCGTAACGGCCTTGTGTCGCTGGGCAACATTGCTGGCTTCCAGTGCTACAAGTCAACTGCCCTCGTTTCCAACGGTGGCACTGACCAAGTAACGCTGACTGGTCTGGCAACTGACGGGACTGAAAACGTGATTCTTGCTGGTCACATGTCCTCAACGGCTACTGCTTCGCACATCGCGAAGACCGAAGTAGTTCGTTCAACCGAAACCTTCAGCGACATCGTTCGTGGTCTGCATGTCTTCGGTCGGAAAGTTCTCCGTCCTGAAGCCATCGTTCGCGGCGTTGTTAGCCTCGACTAAGGGAGACTGACACATGGCTACTTACACTGTAACTAATGCTGCCGAAGGTATCCCTGCTGGTGCAAAGGCACACGTCGCTCAAGTTGTTCTGGACTTCTCCTCCACAGCCCTCGTTGCTGGTACGGACGTTGTTCAGGCCATCGAAGTTCCGGCTAACACTCTCGTTGTATGTGCAGGTATCGAAGTCCTGACTGCAGGTGGTGCTAGCTCTGTTCTTGACTTGGGTGACAGCACTGTTGACCGCTACGTCACCGACGTTGACGGCAACACGGCTGGTAGCGTAGAGATTGGTACTGCTTCTTGGCTGTACACCTCTGCTGACACCATCGACCTGTCTGCTGACACTGCTAACTTTGCTGGCAAGGTTCGCGTGTTCGCTGTACTGGCTCCGATGGGTTCTGCTCCGACAGCAGCAGCCTTCGCCTAATCTAACGTC